TAGCGTGGCATCTAGCAGCAGGGTCTAATTTAGGCTTGATTACAGTACTGGGTGGTTTTAGTTTGCTGCTAGAAGATATCTTAGTTGTAGATACTGGTTGTCTTGATAAATTTACATTTGACATTATATTTTCCAATTCAGATTTAATTATAGTCTTTGGAAATTTAGTTGGATATTTTGAATTAATTATTTTTAATAATTCCAATATATGATTTTGGATAATTCTAGAATATAAATCATTAATACTTAGTATTTTATTTTCTATGTTATTCTCAATGTTATTATCGACAGTATTTTCTTGTTTCTTTTCTATTACTGCCGACATATTTAATATTTGAACAACCTATTAATATTATTTTATTCAATTTTTTACTTGTATGTTTTACTTATATGATTTGTGCAAATGGTTTATGTGATTATGATAAATAATTATCTATGTATATAATAAATTTGATTACTAATAGTTCAATATATTCACTATATTCAATATGTATAACAAACGTCAAACTAAATCCAAGACTCATAAGCGGCAACGCGGTGGTGCTATTTATTCTTTTAATCTAAATGATAAAATTGGCGGGCTTCCTGCGTGGATTCCTCTAAATGGAACAGCAGATGGTGATTGCCCGGCAACTGATACTGCCGATTTAGGATTTGTAAATTATGGTATGACTCGTAGTAGTGGCGGTGGCAAACGTAATCGACGGGTTGGACGCTCTAAGAAATCCACCAAGAAGAGTAGCCGCAAGTCTCGTAAGACTAAGCGTAAATCACGTAAATAGAACCCTATTCCTTGCAGATAAGTTTAGTTCAGTTTGCATAGTTCGCTCTAAAATAATAAAATAATTTGGAATGAGGATGCTAGATGTGTGATAGATATGTGATAGATGGTTTATATAAATAAGTTTTTTCGTTTTTTTCATAGTTATAGATTATTAGTAATTATTAAACACGTACCCTTCTTGTTTATCTTATTTCTTAATTCGTTCTAGATTAAAATGGAAGAAGGTAGCATAGCAGTTCTAGTGGATGCGAAAGAGGAATACACAAAGCAACTTATCTCTGTTTTAAAAGCCTGTATTTATCAAGGTGTTAAAAGTATTTATCTAGATGCCAAGGATATATGTAATCAAGATAATACTCCTGAAAAGGTTCTTATGGTATTTCAAGACTTGCTTAGCCGTATTCCAAAATGGTCACAAGATATTATAAATAAAGAATTTGAACGTATAGTTAGCATAAGTAAATGTGATTATATTGAAGATTTATTAAAAGTCATCTATGTTAGTCATATTAAAGTGCTTACAATAGTTCATAGTACCCAGAAGAATAAGAAGCTTAGTCTTAAAGTTCCCAATGGTGGTCATTTTATCCATCTCTGTTATATTGAGTGCGCCCGTGAATTCTGGAAAGACCCCTATCTATTCAGCGAAAATGCCAACAAATACGAATTGCAGAAGAATATGCGAGATAGTGAAAGTATGATTTCAGAATGTATTGCAGAAACTATTAGGAAACAATTACCAGTGCGACATATTTTGAAGGAATTTCTGAATGAACCTGATGAGGAAATTGAAGAAGCAGATGATGATGTTCGAGAACCCGTTAATAAGAAATATATGAAGAAGCTAGAAAGCGTTGTTAAAAAAGAACTAAAAACCAACGGTAAATCATCTGCAGTTGGCGGTGGAGAAATTGATATTGATTTAATTCGAAAGGTAATTCGTGAAGAACTTAATACTCGCCCTCAGCAACAGAATGATATAATTAAGAAGGAATTAGTGGAAACAGTAGTAGAGAAAATTGTGGAACAGGCTGCAGAAGTTGTGGTGGAACCTAATGAAAATAAAATTAGTGAGACAGTTGCAAACATTGCAAACATTGCAAACATTGCAGAGGTTAGTAGTGAAAACGAACCGACATCTACACATGCATCTTCCTCTAGCATAGATAAACATAAGAGCATCGAAAATACAAAAGATATTGAAAATCAGGCAAATCTAAATTCCAAGCTAAATTTAGCAAATACATCAATTGAAAATGTGAAATCGGAATCGGCATCTAGTAATAGTGTGGAAAAAATAGATAAAGACACATCAAAGGAAAATGCAGATACAATAGAGTTAGAATCCGGTAATGTTTCTGCAAATAATCTAGAATCACTTTTGGATGAACTGCCTGTACGTACACCATCTGAAAATAAAGGGGCATCTGCGGATGATGAAATTGTTCTAGAAGGTGGAGATAATAATCAAGGTGATAAGGATAAGGATAAGAATAAGGAAAATGCAAAGCAAAAAGATAATGTTAAATTGCGAATTAATGATGTAGATGAAATCAATCTTAATCTGGATGAATTTGACGACGATGAAATAACATTCGGAGAACCAGAACTAGAAGAAATAGATATTAAATCAAACTCCACAAATGCGACTGCAAATGCAAATAAGAACAGAGCAACTGCCGAGACAAAAAAAGAAAATACTAAATATATATTCTTCAATGAATAAAAAGTAAAAAGCAAAATATTTAATAATCGATTTTATCTAGCGACCGCATTTTTCTAATCTTTGCATTATTACCATTGCTAGCATTGCTAGCATTGCTAGCAGGAATATTGGTTGGTTTAATAATAATGAATGAACAAACCAAATCTTGTGAAACCTTCATAACTGCACCATCATTTCCACAATTACCACAATAATTAGGGGCACTAAATACTGTTACTAATTTATTATCTGCAAAGAATTTATAGCCTTCGCTTACTAGTTGATGTGCGCGGCATATAAGCTGCAGTTTATTTCTTTTTAAAAATTTTTCAACAGCATCTGCATTATATGTGCAGGATATTCCACGAGAATTCATTCCCCAATTATCAACTGATGTCATTGTTGGATCCGCCCACATCAAATCACAAAGCAACCCAGAATCAGGTATCGATCCAAATCGCGTGATTTTATTGATATCATCTAACTTATTTAAATAAGGAGAAATGCCACCGTGTACGCAAAAGATTTTATTGTTAATAACTGCGCATAATGGTAAAGCACATAAAACATTATTAATTTTGTCAAATACAATATCCTTATCTGCACCAAAACGAGACTCACATTCTGAATATAATCCATAAAGACGATTAATTTCTGGGCATTCATGATTACCCCGGATGAGATATATACTTTCCGGAAACAGGATTTTCATTGCAAATAATAACATACAAACCTCAATACTATTATTACCACGGTCCACATAATCACCAAGGAAAAGAAATTTATTATCCGGTGGTAATCCACACATTTCTAGAAAATGCACTAAATCACTAAACTGGCCGTGAATATCACCAAAAATATTACACGGTGCTTCTAGATATAAAATATTTGATTCTGTTTTGAATATTTCTAGGGCAATGTCACATATTCTAACTACCACTTTTGCAGATATATTAAAACGGAATGGAAAATCATCAACGCGAAGGTCTGAATCTATATGCGATTCATTATTTGCATTTGCATTTGCATTTGCATTTTGTTTCCTTTGAAATAATTCTTGTTGCTTATTGAATGTAAGCAAATGATTAATAAAATCTATGAAATTAGATTGTTTATTGGTTCCAGACATATTTTATGATACCCTATTACCTAATAGGCAAGTGCTATGTAATATCCGTCCGATAAATTTTAAGCTATACTTTGAAAATATTTTATTCGTATATAATAAACCAGACTACAAGTGAAAAATGGGTTTGCTATGCGAAACAACTTTATCAATTTTACAGGTTATATTATGTATATTAGTAGCAATCTTGATAATCAAATTATTTTTTAACAGTGATATATATGACAATCTGCTAGGTTATATTACAACCACTAAAAAAGAAAATATCAAAATTACAGATACCCTGAATACTGCCCGTGCTGAGGCTTTTCGAAACATTAATCGTGTTATTGAAGAAAGCTTTACTGGAACTAATAATTTGGAAAATCCAAGTGCAAATCCGGATGGATATATTACAAGCTATCTTAACAGAACTAATCGCATCAAACTAGAATTATATTATAAAACGTCTTGTCCCCATTGCAAAACATTTATGCCTATCTGGAGCAAAATATTAAATGATTTACCTTCGAATGTCACGTATGAAGAAATAAATTGCGATACAAATGATAATGAGAAAAAGGATAAAATTAGTGAAAATAAGATAACTAGCGTTCCTAGTTTAGTGCTGCTAGTAGATAATCAGAAGAAATTTTATATGGGGTCTCGCACCTATGATGATATCGCGCGATTTCTACGTCTTCATGGTATAAATCTAGTAAAAAGGACTTTTGAAGATTTTGATACTACTTTAAGTGGTTCTAGCAGTTCTTCGGACAAGAGTATGAATCCACATTGCCCGGCGGTGACATTTGATAAAGAAATAGATATTGCTAACGATAATTATATGTATCAAATATTTAATTCAGATGGGCAATATGGATATGCTTCTGGCGGTTATAATTCTGATAAATTACTTACACCATTTCAGGCGGCATATTCTACAGTAGATTCATATTTATCTAGCCTACCTGATGATACTGAACCATCCAAGAGTTCTTATAATCATATAAATGATTGTGCTAGTTTATATGCTAATAACATAATTAATTTTGGATTATGTGATATTGACCAACTGAATGCAATTCAGGGTTATCAATCTAATGTTTCTAGCGGCGTTAGTAATTCTTATATTGATGGTACTGATTATAGTGGTAATTCAAAAGTAGTAAATGCTATAAAGAATGCGTGCGGATTTAATTCATAGGATATCTAGGATACCTAAAATGTAGAGGCATTGTTGCTAATCTAATACAGTATGAAATAATTCAGTAGCCTCTTCTTTGATTATCTTCCACGTACTAATTATTGTTCTAATCGTTATATTTCGAACTGTAGTAAATAATTTACTAGCAAATGTAATTTCATTCATATTACTAAAATCTTCAGCTATAGACCGTTCTTTTAATTCATCTTCATTTTCAATAGTATAATCATTTTCACTGTAATTTGCTTCCTCATTATCATCAGCCTCCTCATTATCAGATTCATCAGCTAATTCATCAACTAAATCCTCTGCATCCATATTTGCCACTTCATCTTGATTTTCTTCTTCAGTAGTTGTTAAAATATTACCTTCTTCTACTAGTATATCTTTTGTTTCATTATTTGCTTCATTATTTTCCTGATTTTCCATTGCTATTAAATATAATTGATATTTTAAAAATAGATTACCTTTTAATAATGTTTTAGTATTCATATCATTTAAAACCGTTGTCTTAATGTCTTGTCTATCTACTAAATAACCATAAATTCCAGAATAATATAACCACGATAGAAATCGAACGTGTGCCATATTACAATCATAAATCAAGTTATCAATTACAATTTGATAATCGTTTTCTAGACTGTCATCCAGACTCATTATTAAATTCATATTATCATTCGGAAAATAAATATTTCTCCAATCATTTACCACGGTTTTATAATATGCATATGTATTTATATCTGATTCACCATCATAAAAAGACCCGCGTTTTTTGAATATATAGTACAAAATATAATATCGCTCTAATGAATTAATATCCAGTAGAGATGTTAAATCCTTTTTTACTTGTTCATCAACGGTTTCATCTTCAAATACATTATCGAAAACCATATTTGAAATTTCTCTAATATCACAATTACCCTCTAGAACATCTTCTTGTATTTGTATGTCTTCTAGTTTCATACTAATTAGAAATATAATATAATAAAATAAATACAAACTTGCACTATTAAATACGCCACAAATACCATCATTAGAATAAGAATTAATAGAATGATTAAATGGATTCGCTAGATATTCCATAGTTTTTCTATTAATCTAGTATTGCTTAGTATTAAGTAGTATAGCTCAATATTAAATTTATCTTATAAAAAATGCAGGTCTTTTAAACCAGTAAATATTTATTTTATTATCAAACTTTATTCTAGAAGTATTTATTCTAGAAGTATTTAGGAAGAAAGACCTAACAAAATGGTTAAAAAAATAGAAAAAAGTAATAATACAACTAGAAATCTGGATAGAAATCTGGATAGAAAACAGGATATTAATATTAAAGAAGGTTTTGATGGAATTCGTAAATCTAATTCCCGAATTATATTTACCATCCTGCTAGGTATTATAATCCTAGATTTTGCATATGAATGTATGAATTAATTGGTTATTCACAATTACTTAGAAATCAATTATCGTTTTAGTGCGCCGGCGTTTAGTACCATTGCAATTGCACGATTCAGGGCTTGCTTGAAATAAATTTTTCTTAGTTTTTTCATTATATTTTTTAATTATCATAGTTAGCTTGGCACTTCTGCTAGGTAATAATGATTTATACATTTTAGTTTTTTCATTCAATACAGTTTCATTACCAGTGATACCAGCACTACCAGCACTACCAGCACTGCTGCCACCACCGGCTAGAATTAAATTAGGTGCAATGGTTGGATTAGCAAATATGGCTTTATAGCGGTCACTAAATGCTCGTAAATGTTTTGGTAATTCTAGACCTTTGTATAACTCTAGCATTAATGATTCCTTACGGCGTGCAAATGAATTAGATTCTAGAGATAGTATTTTACTTGCTAATGTAAATATATCGCTACCATAAAATATATTACCATCCACTCCAATTAATTGTGCGTGTGCGTATTTTATATCAACTGTCGGTGTTGTTGAATTATATTTGGTTAATATGTGCCCGATAAATCTACTAACTACTTTATAAAAGTTTGGATTTAAGCATTTCACTTGTTGGGCGTAATTATTAGGTTTATTTGTTGGCAGAATAAAATCTTGGATAGATAGCATGTTGGTTGCATAATCAGTAAAAAATGCAGGTTGATAATTTGTACCAGGTTTTGCAATTTTGCTAGTATCATCTATATCTTTATTCTCTTTCAATCCGTCTAGATAGCAATAAACAAATTCAATAAAATCGGATACAGTGGTTGCCGATGTTTTTGCCTTATAATACTTATGAACTGGAATATTATATTGTGCCTCGTTGATTAAATTATAATAGACTAAATACATAAATAAACCATCGCGTAGAAACTTATCTGCAAATTCTCTTACTCGCTCAATATTTATTGTATTATTAAATAGTTCTAGTAATTTAGGTGCATATTTGGTATTTAGTGTAATTGAGTCTATAGTACCACCTAATTTTAGATATTCAGTACCCCCAATGCTGATCAGTTGAATTGGTGTAGGTGCAGTAGCTGAAGTAATAATGTCATTAAATAATTGCCGATTATTATCATTAAATGCACTTAGCAAATTATACCAACTATTGTATAATGCTACTAAGGAATTCTTCATATTAGTCGTGTTGCCACGTGCACTAGATAAATAATTCTTTGCTTTTACCCATTTGTCATAAAATGGATATGTTTTAGGTGGAGTAGGTGCTTTTAATTTTCCCTCTAGAATTTTATTCACTTTATTCATATAATTATCTAACGTACTAGTTTTGTTAAAATTATGTTTTATGAAATGCAGCAAAGTATGTTTAGTAAGTTGATTTGCACTGATATATTCAAAATTTTTACGTGATGCCGGTGCCTGTGTAGGTATTTCTTTCCCACCGGTACCCCATTGTGTAATTTTCTCAGTAGGGTTACCACCTAATTGTCTTTTAGAATTATAATTAAAATATGGATGTGTATATATTCTGCAATACTTATATAATTCTTGTATATTTTTAGCTATATTGTTTTCATCAGATGGTGTTGCAGTGTTTAATCGTAATTGTAAAAATTCTGATAGTTGTTGGTTTGGTTTTTTATCGACGATCCCTTTTAAATTAGTATTGGTAGTATTTAGAAGTCCTTTATTAACATCCTCTAGAATATTCACACTACGAAAATATTTTTCTAGCATATTGATACTATTTGCATAAAATCGCATACCTTCACCACCACCAAAATACTTAGGAATCTTATCTAATAATGCAAAGCAACCTAATTTAACATCTGCATAAATATTATATTTGAGCGAATATTCGATATTTCTCATATTCATATATCCTAGTGCAGAAGTTGCGAGGAATAAATTATTTCGATGTGTTAATGAGCGATTAACATAATTACTATAAAGAGGCATAGGCACTAAACCAATTAAATCTAGCAAACATTCTTTAATTCCATCTAGAAAATCTTCAATATTCCAATATTCACGCTGTAATAAATTGTCTATTATACCGTAATTTTCTACGTTTGTATCAATAAAATCATAAGTCCCTCCTACATTACGTGTGTTTGTAATAAATGCAAGATTTGGTGGTGGTGGTGGTGCTCCGGGTGCAGGTGCATAACTAGCATAATTAGTATTACTTCCTACTCTAGAATATTCAAAACAACCACTTTTAGTTTTTAATAATTTAATTTTTGCATCTAAACTTTCCATAATATTGTTGAATATTGTATGAATTTCCTTTATCTTTAATTGCGCTGAATTATAATCAGTAATTCTATTATCAAAATATAAATCATTTATTGCTTGTATTAGTTTTTGTAAAGGGGATTGTGATAAACTATTTGAAATAGCAAGGTTAAAATCATGTCCTGTACCATATCCTTGTATTGTTGCTTGAGCTATTAATATATCTGCAAAATATTCATTGATTATATTGTGCAAATCACCTGCACCAGCACCACCAGTATTATAAATAATGCTTTTAATTGCTAATTTAATATCACCACCATTAATTGTTTTTGCAATTTTAGACCATTCATCATCACTAAAGGTATTATCGCCATTTAGTTCATTAATAACTGTAGTATTATAATTTTGTTTAATAGCATTTTTGTTGGCCTGACTAGTGCCATCTATATCTGTTGAATTTTGATTTACTACACCTTGTATAAATAAAATTATATTTTTTGTATTATTGTGATAGAAATCATAATTAACATTTATTTCATATTCAGAATAAAAGCCAAAGTAAGTGAAATAGTTAATAAATAAATCTTTCATTTTATTGAAAATTTTATTATTAAAATAATTAAATTTCACTCTTTTATTGTGTGTGAAAATGTGTTCATTGTCATTACCGCTAATATGGTTTGTGAAATAAGGACAGCGTAAATTTACTTCTGGCGCATCAGTACCAACACCAGGAGCTGGATAACTTTTACGTTTTAATTTATCATCTTTAGTAAATAGCTCTGCAAAATATTTCGTATTCAGTGAAACCTGTATATCATTAAATAAATAACCATTTTTAGATATCGATTCTACAAAGTCCAAAATTTCTCGTTTTGTTAAATATGATTCTAGAATATTAGTATCCCCGATTGCATAGTAATTACCATTTTCATCGTGGTAGGTAATTAATCTATTAATAAAGTCAAATATTTCCAAATCACTATTAGGTGGTGCAGATGGTAGTGAACTTTTTAAAAATGAATAATCTGGTAATTTGCCAGTTGCAGATGCTGTACCCAATACCGCTAGATTAGTTTTTATTAAATCTATCATTGATTTATTCATTGCAATCCGTGCTTCATCATCTTTCTCTTCTTTTTCTAATTTTAATGAAAAATAAGGTCGCAATAATGTATTGAGTTCATTTTTGAATATATCTAGAATCATATTAAATATACCTGTCATCTTATCCTGATATTTATTATTGCTAAAATCGGTTATTTCATCACTGCTAGGAATATAATATTCTAGCGCAAAGACCATACAATCCATAATGGAATTTATTAATTTTTTAAAATGATATAGTGGATTGTTGGTATCGCTGATAGGAAGTATATCATCTCTATCTAACTTAAAGCATTTTTGAATTAAATTATATATAATGTTTTGCTTATTTTGTTGTAAAAGAAATATTATGTATTGTACATTATTAATAAGTTCTTTTATTTTATCATAACTATTATCATATATGCAGATATTTAGTAAATCAGTTAGTTCCGGTTCAATACGAGGTGGATTTAAATCATTTATGTTCCCTATTTTCTTAGCAAAGCCAATTGCCTCTAGATAATCAATTATGCAAAATAAGTGTGGTAATCCTTTATCACTCCCAGCATTAAAATCTAAATTATATTTTTGCTGATAATCATGCAATAAACCTTTTTCTTTTGTCCCTAGCAATACGTATAATCTTCGAATCAAATAAATCAACTGTAGCACGTTATTAACCTCCAGAGATTTCAAACTTCTAGCAGTATTTATAAATCCCATTACTTTCATACAATTATTAGCTTTTGGATTCGAATCATTATAAATTTCACTTGCGAATAGATTAGATTTACACACACATAATGATTTCAAATATGATATTACTGTATCATTATTTAGATTAACAGTTTCCATTGCGACTTTTGGAAAGTAATAAGAAACTTTATCTTTTAAGAAATATGAAATAAACTTATCAGTCCATTTAAATGGTGCATCTAAAGGTGTATTATTTATAATTGCACCTATTTTGAAATACAACGCCGGGGTATAATTTTTCAAGGTGCTAATACCTAATAGCATAAATGCAAACTCTTTTATTTCTTGCGGGCTTTTTTGTTGGCTAGGATTGTGGTTAAGAAGATATGAAAGCGCGAATATGGATCTTAAAATTAATCGTATTCTAGATATTTTATCTAGACAATTACCATCTCGATCTGTTAGTACTGGATTTTCATAGATTACTTTTAGAAAATATCGTCGCAAGAATGACAAATCAATATACATATTTTCATTGAAATCTATCTCATTTCCATTGAAGTAATTAATACAGAATTTCTTACCATCAGTTAATCTTGATTCATCCGGAGTTGTACCACTTTCACCATATATTATACTTAT